TAACTCAATGCTGCTGCCATGGCAGATTCTTCATTACCATAGTGTCCAATGGTAGTCCAAGATTCGTAGGGCGAGTGTCGTTTGAATTGTGCTTTAAACATAATCTTTATTATATAGCCGGTAACTCGTCATAGTCAAGATTATCACTCATCACACCAATAACGTAATTGGTAGATTCATTTTCTTGAAGTGCAGTTTGTTTTTTATGTGTATCGCTGTGCTTGTTGAACCAAGGAATCGGAGTCGTTTTTGGAGCAGGATGTCCGTATTTAATTCCGATGTCTTTTAGAGCAGTAGCGGCTGTATAGTCTACAAAATCTTTTAAAATATTTGAATTCAGACCAATCACTGTTCCTTTCTTGAACAGATAGTCAGCCCATTCTTTTTCTTCACGGATCACATCCATATACATTTGATATACTTCTGCTTCACATTCTTCTTTGGCTTTGGCGAATCTAGGATCTTCCTTTACCACTTGATTAATAATCCAAGCAGTCCAACCTTTGTGTAGAAGTTCGTCTTGTAAAATCAAGCTAATGATGTTGCCGTTGCCAATAAAAATCTTGTTCTCTACCATTGCTAAGGATGTAGCGAACGATACCATGAAGCGGAATGCTTCTAGACCATAACTGGCATTTAGTGCTAACCAGATAGCTTTGATATGCTCTTGTTCAGCAAACTTCTCACCTAGTTCTTTACGACAATTAATCATATGTAATCGTTCATATTGAATACCGATACTAGATGCCATTTCTACGATTTCTTTAGTCTCGTGAATTGTATTGAATACTTCTTTAGGCACGTTGTAGATGTTACGAATGATGTGACTGTATGAACGACTATGAATGTTTGTTTCAAAGAATGTCCAGTTATTAACTAGTGCTTCAAGTTCAGGAAGGCTTACCACAGGCATGAATACCTGTGCAGGAGCTCGTCCTTGTAAACTGTCTAATGCTGTTTGACGCAAAAGATTACTGGTAAAGATATGCTTAACTGCATCGCTGGCATCTTTAAAATCTTGTGCATCTTTGGTCAGACTGATTTCTTCCGGAACCCAAAAGAAACCACGTGCTGTTGTTTCGAAACTGGCTAACTTGTTATATTTTACTTCTTCGAATCGTTGAATAGTTACAGGACCGGCTGGGTCCAAAAACATTTTTCGACTTAGATAATCTGTGCTGTGTTTTAAATTGTATTGTGCTAAACTCATAATTTACATGCCTCGCAATCTTCTTCTATACTTGTTTCAATTTCTCTCTCATGGAATCCGTTGTAATGAACTTCGGGGGTAGCTTCTTCGTGTTTGGCTCCTGCTTTATTAATCAAGCTGTAATAGAAAGTTTTAATACCCCACATCTGAGCCTGCATCAAATTCTTAGCGATCAATGTAGTTGGAACTTTCCTTGAAGGGAAATGTGCAGGATTGTAAAAAGTATTTGTAGAAATACTTTGATCAACATATGCCGCCAATACTGCTGCGGTTTTTAAGTAACCCTGACAATCTCTTTGATCCCACATTAATTGATATTTGTTTTTTAATCTATTGTATTCTGGAACTACCTGCGTGAATGATCCTGCTTTTGATTCTTTTGTAGAAATCAAACTCATAGGCATTTCAATACCGTTGGTCGAATTGATCACAACACTAGAACTTTCTACTGGAGCGATTGCCATTAAGGTGGCATTTCGAACTCCATGTTCTTTCATTTCTTTCCTAAGAGATTCCCAATCAAGTTCAGGAGTGAAGTCTGTAAGGTCGTTAACTCCGTTGGCTCTGAGCTCCCAGGGGAAGATTCCTTGACCGTATCTGGTTTTGTCTGAGTCTTTACACTTGCCTCTCTCCTTGGCAAGTTCAACTGTGGCTTCGGTAAGATAGTAGGCCTGATGTTCCATCCAACTTTTAACTTCCGATAGTGCATCTTTGTCGCCATATTTTATTCCTCTCTTAGCATGCCAGTAGGCTAGGTTAGTAACACCGATACCTAACGGCTGAATCTCATCGTTACTGAGTTTACTCTGTATCGACAAGAAGTCTTGGTAGTCAAGGATGTTACACAGGCTACGCTGTAGAATCCTACAGGCTCTACGCATATCCTCTGGGTTCCGGAACGCACCCCAGTTGATAGATCCCAGTGTGCATAACGCTATGCGACCAGCATCGTCATCAAGTCGTTTAAACGGACGTGTGGGCAATAGAATCTCACAGCACAGGTTACTCTGATATATCGTATGATATTCAGGATCAAATGGTCCTTGATTCATTACATTATCAATAAAGACCAAATAGATACGACCCGTATCTGTGCGTTCTTTCAGTATACCACCCTTGAAAACTTCTTCTGCGCTCATAACCTTTTTGCGTAGGTCTTTGCGCTTTTCATATTTTACATATAGATCTTCGAATAAGTCTGTGTCTTTATAGAAGGCTTCGTAAAGATCAGGAACTTCGTTAGGATCAAAGAACGTAATATGTTCCTTATTTTTAAACCTACGCCAAAAGAACGCTGATAAGACAACTCCGTAGTCCATGTGTCTAACGCGAGTTTCTTCAGTTCCCTGATTGTTTTTAAGAACAATGAGGTCGTCAAACTGATGATGCCAAATAGGATAAAAGACTGTAGCACTAGCGTTTCTAATGCCACCTTGTGAGCAAGAACGTAAATCACCGAACCACTTCTTTAAAAAAGGAATCATGCCAGTATGCATGATTTCGCCGCCACGTATAGGACTGCCTAATGATCGTAGACGACCAATTTCTAAACCAATGCCTGCACGTTTGCTGGCATACTTGGCCATCATCTCTCCAGAAGCAAATATGCTATCCAGATCGTCGTCACTGCGGATAAGAACACAACTAGAAAACTGTTTAGTAGGAGTGCCGAGCCCAGCCAAGACAGGTGTAGCAAGAGTAAACAAGCCATCGGATGCCGCTGTATAATATTCTTTAATGTAACGCATTCTTGCACTATTCGGCTCTTCTTTATGGAAGACAGTCGCGGCAGCAACCATGTAACGAATTTGTGGTGTTTCATAGATCTCCTTAGTAGCTCGGTTACGCACGAGATACTTTTCGATCAATTGTTCGATAGCTGCGTAACTGTATTCCTCGTCTTTAGAATGATCTAACATGTCATTCATTTTATTCCAGTCATCTTCCGAATACCATTCAAGCAACTCTGGTGTATACAATCCGACCTCAACATTTTTCTTTACAATTTCATAAAGGTGGGGAGGCTCGTATTGACCATATACATCCTTACGTAGCATAGACAAACGTTGCTTACCTGCTACATATTGATAATTGGTATGACCTACATCTGGATTTGATTCAATATCGATAAGATCAACAATCGCTCTTAAAGTAATTCCGTCAATCTCATCTGTTGTGATGCCATCGTAAAAGTGTAACTGTGCTTTAATCTCTATCATCGACTGGCTGACATCTGCTATTCCCTTACAAACTTTCGCTACCTGTGCCTGCCATTTCTCAATCATTAACGGCTCTTTCTGTCCGCTTCTTTTAATTACTGTAATTGTCATTGTGCGTCTCTATTTTAAACTTGGTCTGGTATTTATAAGCTATCGGATTTTGCCCACAACAGCTTGGTTTCGATGTCTGAAATCGCTTGATAGTCAACAACCTGTCGATACTCAAAGTTAAGAACATGCTGATGATCAATAACTAGAAAGTAACGAGGGTCTTTTTCTTTCGGAAGCATAGACATATGTATCTCGCAATTGGTATCCATAAACCGACGTGTTAATTTAATAGTATACAGCATACCGAGGCTGATTGCAAGATCATCAAGGCGGGAATCTAACACCAAATGCCACGGATCGGGCCATTCGGAGGGATTGTTTGGATCTAGGAATGGACTAACAAACGGTGCTGAACTCCAAAACTCTGCCACTTCAGTGTAAGGATTTTGGCTGCTTTCTAAACTTTCTCTAAATTCTTTCCAGTATGCTAGTCGTTCAGTGCCGTGCTTATCAAACACCGTAGGTCACATCGAATGAGATGTTACCTGTGGCTCCATTACCAACCGGATTCTTATAACTTAGCACCACAGTGTCGACTCCAGAGTCTACATCGTTGTCTCTGATCTCTGCTGAGAATTCAAATTGTGTCATAATCATTCCTCCGATTGATGTTGATGATGTTGAACTATATGAATAATTATCAACAAGATTCACCGCAGTAAAATCTTCGTCGATAGTCATTGTAAGTTGTCCTATGCGTGTGTGACTTGAAAGTGTTAACACATAATTGATGACTGCATATCTGTTCAGTGCAGAAAATACTGCAACAGGTCTAAAGCTGTCTGACAGATAAATTTGAGAATAGTTTCTATCTACAAATTCAGCCTTGTCAACATTATATGCTTCGCTGACAGCATTGACAGTATTAACAGAAACTATGCCTGCTGCCTGTTGTCTATCACTAGAGCAGTCAATTAATAGGTTTCCAGTCTTTTCTCCAAAGTAAACTATTGGATGTGTTGGATCAGCTGCTGTGGCTGTATCGTTGCCGCAATTCTTAAATCTGCAACGATGTAGGATTGTTCTTCTACCTGCAATAGATCGCAGTGCTTGTCTTGCGATTTCTTCAAATTCGCAATCGTTGATATACCATTTGTTGTCTTGACCAGTGATTCCGTCTATGTATATAGAAGTATGGTTTACTAAAAACTTACAATTGATAAATCCAACTACTGTTTCAAATGCTACAGTCTGTGAACATTTAATACTCAGTGGATTAGAATCAAATATACATGACTTAAACTCAACGCCATTTACTTTTGTTCCTGCTAGGTTGTTCAACCAAACTACAGCGGCCGCGGCAGTTGAAAGGGTTACTGCGTCACCTAAACGATACTCGCCTTTGAATCGAACTCCTTCGAGTTTACTGTTGGCCAACCCAGAAAGAATTAGAGATCCGGACGATCTTAAAATTGTAAAGTTAGATAACTCAACATTCTGAGGACGATTAGAACTGTCAAACCCTGCTAGTTCTGTTCCATCGCTGGTAATAAATCGAATGTTGTTGGCTCCGATGTTGATAACGGCACCAAGTTGTGTTTCGCCGCGAATGATAGCGTTACTTGGAATCGCCAAGCTACCGGAGATAAGATATTCTCCGTTTGGTATCATTAAAACTTTTTTGTAGTTTGAATTTGCATTTCTGAACAGCTGAGTAAAAGCTGTTTGGAATATTTCAGTGCAGTCTGTAGAACCGTCGCCGATAGCGCCGAAGTCTGTTATGCTTACATATTCGTCTAACTTTGATTGTAAACTTCTCGGAATCGAAAGAGTTACGGCTGTGTCATCTGAAGCAAACTGATAGCTAGATGCAAGGTCTAGTATGTTATCGTGTTCTGTAATGATCTTAGTGTTTCCTACATAAGGAGCACCTTCTGCTACAGAACCATTACCGATGTAAAGTTCTTGTGTGTCAATAGCCCACGCAAACTCTGCAGAGCTGAGCTGTGGAATACCGCTATTTGAGTTTTTTTGTCCTCTGCGGACTTGTATTTTAGATATCTGAACGACAGCCATATAGATAAATTCCCGTTATAGGGTATTTATCTTAATGAGTTGTAGTATTCCTCTACCTTCTCAAGCCACAGATCTTGATATTTGTTGAAATCGCTAGGCCATAAATCGAACTGCTGATATTCGCAGTTGCGACTACACATAAACACATGCCCTTCTCGGATGTCTGTGCCGTAGACTTCATTATGTGCTAGTATATAGGCTACCAACTGCATTTTGTAATCGTCAACCCATTCTTCTTTTTTAGGTTTATTTGTTTGCTTATAATCGCATACGCTCGGATTATCTTTGTAGACAGCTACAAGATCTGTAGTTCCGGAATACAAGCCCGGAAAGTATAAACTCTGTTCCATTGCCCATACTTCGTTTACATAAGCAAGCCCGTTTATAATAATCTGGTCTGCCATTTTATTAGCTTGGACATGCACAGGATTATTACCTGGTTGCCTTTGTATGCCTGCAATAAATCTTTCTAAATTGCTGTGCATGGCAGTTCCAACACCAGCAGCTTCTGTAGTAATCTGTTTGGCTTTTTCTTCGCCTATTCTCTTTTTCCATTCGTTCAAATGAGTCATATCCTTAGTAGCACTAAGAATAGTAGTAACAGAAGGAAGGCTTTCTCCGTCTGGAGTTAGATAAACTCGTTTACGGGTAACAGGGTCATTGACCTGTTGACAGTTCTTATATTGGAACTTTTCAACAAAGGGGGGTGGATTTAATTGTATAGTCATATTCTGTATATATTAACAGAATAATTAACGATTGTCAAACCTGGGGAGTCGCTTGTGCTTGAGCTAGTTGTCCGGCTGCTGCCGAAGATGCTATCTTATCTACAGTTTGGGCACTGTCCTTGCCGCCATTCGGTAATGGTTCTGTAGCATCACCTGGTTCTTCTGCTCCTGGAACATTTAATTCGATACCATTCTTATCAAAGTTTTTAACTAGACTTTGGATAGTAGGATTTGAATCATACATGGCTTTGAATGTTTCGTAGTCGGCAGCAAATTCAAATCCTGCATTATTGGTAATGTTATGCAAGGCATTCCAGTTGAGAGAACTAGGAACTTTTTTAGATGCAGCACGACCAATATGATTTTTTAGTATCATAATAAACTTGTCTACGGCTACATCATCGCCTGCGAATTCAAAAAATCTCATCCTAGTTCTGCCAATTGTTTTTGTAGATCAGTTAATTCTTGTTGCTTTTGTTTAATAGCATCTTGAATTTGTTTTTTCTGCTCTTGCTGATCTTTTGCAGCCTGAGCTGCTTGTGCTGGATCCATGCCACTGCCTGCCAACCCAGCGGCTTGACCGGCTTGACCAAGTGCCTGAGCACCTTGTGCTATTTTTCCGCCTAGGGCTTTTGCTCCTTGGGCCACAGCACCGCCTACTGCCCTTGCTCCTTGCATGGCAGCACCTGCGGCTTTTCCTACCCCGCCAGCGACTGCGCCAAGAGCAGGCAATAATTCATCAAGCTGAGAGTCACGCTCTCTTAGATCTTTGAGTTTCATTAACCTGCTAATACTTTTAATAGACGATTGCTACGATCAATGCTTTCGCGTTGCTCTCTGCCTAATGTTTCGTCGCCACCTGCTGCTGCATCTGCTGCGCCAAACTCATCGCCGCCTTCTTCTGGTGGACCCATTTCGTCACCCATGTTCATAGCGTCTGGTTCAGCTGCACCTAACTCGTCGCCACCTGCATCTGGCTCAGAACCTAGCATTTCAGCACCTTGTTCTTCACCTGTTAGTGTGCGAACACCTGTAGCTAAAGTTTCGCGTGTTTGCTTTAGATTTTCTAGAGCTTGTTGGATAGCTGGAGCACATGCAGAAATAAACTGCTTGGCTTGATCTTGTCCCATCTCGTCACGGATCTGATCACCTAACTGTAGAAGGGTATCGTTCTCCATGCCAGATAGTTCTTCAATCCAGCGACTAACTCTGTCGACCATTGTCTTTGCTGTGACGATTGCACTGGCCTGTTGCACTTCGCCTTCTCTTAGTGTAGTCATATCTTCTCCTGATTCAGTTGACTCGTTTTTCTCTTTGTTGTGTTGCTTCCATGCAGTAGCATAGGCAATACCTTTTTCTTTGTCTGTTAGTTTACCATCTTTAGCATATCCTTTTTTGATATGCTTAACCATTCTTTCTGCTTTGGCACCCGGCGGCGCTTTTTCTTCTATGCTCTCATCGTAGCCAAAACTTCCATAATCTTCATCTGATCCGTGACCTGCTGATGCTAGAGCATAGGAGTCATCTGTATCACCGCCTTCGTCTTCATCTCCACCTTGTGCGAGATCTTCAAATTCTGCTTCTAGGTCTTCGATGTAGGGATCCATATTGCGGATTTCGCCGCCGTCCTGATCACTATAGGCATACCATACTTCTTCAACAGCACCTTCAACATCACCTTGCTGTAATAGTTTAACAATCTTGTCAGCATCCGGATCACCGTATCCGCCGATCTCATTCATATCTTCGTCAAATCGTTTTAGAATTTTTGCAACTTCGCTTTCCAAAGACCCAAATCCTTCTTCGGTGCTGACTTCCGCAACACCAGGATCAACAATAAATTCTTCTCTTTCTGCGATCTCTGCGTTTATAGCATCTAGCATGAACTGTGCTTTAGTAAAGGCTTCGTTGTCTAGATTCTCGTTGAATCCGCTCTGTCCTCTAACTTGGCTGATCTGTGTTCGTAGTTTGTTACGAGCATCTTCTAATTTTGGAAGATCAAAGCTCTGCAAATCTAGCTTCTGCCCAAACATACGTTCCATGCTTTCGTTGATCTTTTTACTGGATCTATTAGTTTTAAATAGGTCTGTGGTTTTCATATTCAAAGGGTCCAAATTGATACTATATTTATTCAGAATACAGCCAATCGCTCTACAGTTTTCTTGGCCTGAGCTGTGCGATTTCTACTTTCGCAATACCTAGCCCACAGCATATCTGCCCTGTCAAAGTCTTGTTGATTGTTGGCTTTTTCGTATTGGGATCGCAGCATCTGGCTGTCAGCGAACCATTTACCATATTCTTGATCAGCTTTGTAAATGTTATCAATATTCATTTGAGATTTTTTTAATGCAAGTAAATTGGCTATAGCGATAGCTGATTTGTTTAACGATATTTCTTTATATAACACATTTCCGTTTCTTACGATGTCTTTTAGGCTACCGTTATTTTTTATTAAAAAATCACCAACAAGAATTCCATCTTCTGTCTTAACAGGAATTATTAATTTGGATAGCTCTTTTTTAACGACTTGTTCTAGTCGTTGTGAAATATTAGTCATGAAAAAAGGACCTATGGTCCTTTATTTAACTGCGTATATAATACGCTAAAAATTATCCGCCTCTCATTAACATAGTAACAATAATGCTTAATACACCAGCTACTACTGTTCCTGCTGTGCCAATGATAACTTTGGTCATTGACTTCTGACCTTGAACGATGTCAGTATGAATGCTATCAACTTTATTTTCTAGGTTAGTCAGCCTCGTATCCAAGTTGAGGTAGCGCATGGCGCACAGGTCAACGTGAGCTTCAAGACTTTGTTTTTCTAAATTTGTGGTCTGTGATAAATCAGACATAATAAAATACTCTCCAAAATAAAAAATTGGATGCCTAAAATACTATGCCTGTTGTGAGCCTCTATGTTTTATTTATCTTTTGATAATATTTCTAAGACCGCAGATTTCATATCTTTAATATCAGTAGACACTTCTTGGACTTTTTCTTTAGTTTCATCCCACTGACGAACAAGATTTTTCATAGTATACATCGCCCACCACCACCAAGCTACCGCCACAGCAAACATAGCAGTTTCTCCGGTGATCATTGCCATACTAAAGACTGTGCCATCAAAAAATTTCCATACGAAAAAAATGCCTGCAAGAGCTGAAATAGGCAGTATTACTGCTGCCCAAGCCCAGAGCCTGATTTGATTGATTGTTTTTATTTTAAAGTTCATTTTAATTTGCCTCTTTACACAAATATTTAATTTGTCTATTGAAGAAATTTAAATGCTAGATTATTTCAATCCAGGTATTTTGTCTATCGCCGGAGGTTTGAAATACAGGAGGTGTTAGATCTGCTGAATTTTCTAAAAGATCTACAATAGGAACACCGTGTAGATCTTTGAGTAGTAATAGAACTTTGTTGTCGCCTTCTTTGAAAACATCATCCCTTTCAGTGATAAATTCCCATGTCCAGTGAACAGCCTTACCTTCATTGCCTACAGGTAATCGGCCGTTGTCTTTGACTGGATCTTTATTCCACTCGATATTACTTCTTATACCGATTGTTTGTATAAGACTATTGAAGTTGGCCTGTTGTCCAATTTTAATTTTATCTGTTTCGGATCTCGAAGCACCACTTCGGGTGATGTCAACTAGGGTGGTAAGTCTATAGCGTTCCATAATGTGCTATTATTTACTCAGACAAAAAAAGACCGGAATAAATCCGGTCTCTTCCTTCCCATCCCTAGGAATTAACTATTATAGTGAATATAAAGTTGTTGGTGCTGTTACAGTTAATGTGCCACCTGCTGTAAATGTCCATACACCAGAAGCTGTCAATGAACCAGCGCCGATAACACGACCAGCACGGATAGCTAATGTGTCGACATCTAGATTGTGGTTGTCACCGAATGCAATGATAGCCAAACCGTCGCTCTTAACTTGGAATACAGATGAAGTTGTTCCAATTTCGTCAGTTACTGGGGCTGCTGTTGTTGCTGTTAGTGCTGCTGCACCGCCTGAACCGCTCAATACATACTTGAATACGGTTTGTTGGAATGTCTTTTGAACTGTTCCTAATGCTACTGCTGTAGGGTTTACTCTTGTAAATTCTGCCATGATTTTTCTCCTTGTCTCTTAAATCGTGATCCCGCTCCGGGACCGGCATAGTATTTATAGTTTGGAGGAAAAATCAGCCTTTTTGGCTGTTATTCTGATCGAAACGGTGTCCAACGATCTCTAGGGACTAGCTTAGATCCGCCAGCTACATAACCTTCGCCGCCTGGTTTGCCGCCCGTATGTGCTGTAATATCGCCCTGAGCTGCATCGAGTTCTCTAATGACTTCATTTTTAGCAGCCATAATCTCTTTGACTAGATCGAATAGTTTGTCTAGGACTCCGGGATTAGCATCGCTGTGTGCTTTAATCTTCGTGGCTTTGGCTGGAGTTTTTTGTAAGAAGTTAAAAAATGCTTCAGCACTGATATTGTCTAGTTGTTTGGCCTTGCTCTGTGAATTAACAAAAGTATAAATTTCACTTTGTAGATAACCCATGCCTGCTACTGGGGCTAGGAATTTATCAATGGCTGGTTGATTCTTAGCCATAGATTCTATTTTTCCTAGATTGTCTGCATTGACTGCCGGTTTATGGCTAACGTATGTTAGACCGAAAACTAATAGTTCTGGATTAGCATTAAGAGCTTTTACATCTTCAATGTCCTCTCCAGTCTTATCGCCAAAGAAATCTAAATGTTTATGCGCTGCCACAGCTATCTTTGCCTTGCCTACACGTTGTCCTATAGGACTTGTGGCTTTAACCTCATAAGTTGTTTGATTAGGGGTAAACATGATCTTACCATTGCCGCTATCGTAGGGCTTTCCCGGATGGAATAGGATATCACCGTAGATGTATCCACGGAAGTCTTTGGGAGTGCCTGCTTCGAAGATCGGCCACAAGCTAGCCATATCAGAAGCAAACTTTTCACGCCAGTCCTCGCCCTTGCCACGACTCATGATAAACTGTTTAAGTTCATCTGGGCTAGATGATTTACCTTCTTCACGACCCCAATTGTTCTTGCCTACCATTCGGAAAGTTCCGTCGTCATCTCTGCCCCAATACACCGTAGGATTACCGTCCCACTTGATTGATATTTTGCTTTCTGGTTTAGCTAGATCTTTAAGTATCTGTATAGCACGTTGAGCACCGTTTGGTTCTGTGAACACTAGGTCTTCAAGGTGGTTGAACTCACGGCCTACTTTCTTAGGAGCAGGAGCTTCGGCTTCATTTACACTTTCGTTTTTCTTACGACCAGCACAGTGAGCCTTCTGACTAAACCCTTTAGGGTTTGAACAGTTGATTGAGCGTTTGTATTTTGCGCTCCATTTTTCTGTTAAAAATTCAAATGCTCTCATGATACTATGTCAATGATCCTGCGCATCCAACTAGGGCTATTAGGAGTGTAATGTTCCAACGCTTCTTTCTTTGGTAGCTCGATGCCGCTACGTCCTAATGTTTCTTGTGCGGCAGCAATTAATTCTTCGTAGTTAGGTAATTTTTTAATATAGTTGATGATAGCTTCCACTGAGCGAATATCTTTAACAGTGGCTGATTGACCTAACAGTTGTTTTGAAATAACGTTCCAATCGTCGCCATTAGGAACTGGTTCATTGGTTTCCGGATCTACTAATCCGTGCTTAGGACTATATTTCATTCCTCTTGCTCTAGCGATGCTAGACAATAATATATGTCTATGTTCGCCTCTGTAAGGACTATCTGCGCCGCCACCCAACATACTGCCTTGTTGAAACTTGGGATTGGTGCTGAACATAAAATCTGTTTGAGCAAATCCGTTTGATGGATCACCATTGATTGGTGTTTTTAAATGAACATTGTCACCAGAAAGTTTTACACTATCTTTACCAAAGATACTGATTAATTTTTGTGCAAATTCTTTTTTATCTAATTCGTTAGCATCTACTGATAGATCCAAGTCGCCGCTGTCTACCTTACGGCCAGTTGTTCCTAACCATTTAATTGGAACACCTTCTTCGTCTTTGTCTGTGGTAAAGTCCACTCCGGTTTCTTTTTCCAGAAAAGCTATTGTGGTAGGGATTTCTTCACGCTTAATTCTGCGTGTTAGAGGTGTTTTGTCCGGGCCTTTGAATACATTGCCCCCTTCAAATAATTCAATCGTCATTGGTTTGATCTAGATGTTTATTAGTTCTGCGAGACTCTACGATTTTACGTATTCCTCTTGTAAATTTAGCAGGATCTTGACCGCGGATAGCATTGATAAATCTACGCTCTAGCTCATCTGCCTGTTCTGGAGAGTAGTTCTTATGGATGCTTTCTAATAGATTAATAGCTGAATTTATAATATTCGTAGCTCTGCTTTCAAACAGAGAGTCCTTGTTTCGGACTTCTGCTATTTCATTCAATTCTTGCAGTATTGATCTGGTTCGTAGTTTCATCGGAGTTTCCGTTTATATTATATTTAACTCAAAGCAATCATATTGTAAACTAAACTTATTTTGTTGTCAAATGCCCTTGTTTTGTGCGGTGCGCAACATCTCAGTATAAATACTAATACACACATCAGGAGACGGAAATGTTCAAAAAAGTTCTAAAAACCACATGGGATTTTCTCTGCGAAATTGGCAAGGCTAGATATGCAGCAGAATTGGCCCGCAATGGCAAATGGCGAGAAGCGCAGGAAGTTTGCCGAAAATAATATGTTTTACAATTTTAAAGAGGTTCCTTATGATACCTGGGGACCTTGGCGCAATCAGTGGGGCTACGTTACAACCGTAGCCCAGTTCGACGAAGACGATATAATGTTAAAAAGTATCACACCTTATAACAGAAAAATCGTTAGAAGATTCACAGACTGGGAAGACTGTCAGAAATTGATAGAATTGCTAGAACAGGATCGGAGATTTTGACTATGCTGACTCTTGATTTCTATCCCTCAGGGATATATAATAATACATACACAAACACACAAGGAGAAGTTATGTTTTCACCACATTTTTACATTGACTCATTTCAAAACACTAAGAAGATCGTTACGGATCAAGTGTTCAAAGATCCTGCACTAAACAAAGCAGCTCACGCATATATCGATGCACAAACACAATTCGCCAAGATGGCTGTGAACAACACTATCGACATGGCTAAATATTCTGTGGAATCAGTTAGTAAGTATCTGTTTCCTAAGAAGGATGTGACCGCCTAAAGGTCTAGACATACACACACAAGGAGAAAATTATGTCAATTACAAACGGACTAGAAATGAAAGCACCAGAAGTTAAGTTTAACAAGAACGGTTATGAAATCCGCACAGAAATTCTTGAAATGGCTAAGGATTTGGTTGGTCAAGAGTTTAATTACAAGTGGCAGGGTTGGGAAGTATCTGTGAAGCGCGACGACAAAACTGGACAAGTATTGTCTAAGGTAGATATGCCTGAGTTCCCAGGTTTAGATAAAGTATTAGAAACCGCCGAAAAGATGTATTCTTTTGTTAATCAAGGCGTGAAGAAGTAATATAGCTCGTAGAGCATTATTATAGAAAAGAGAAACCCCCTTTAAGGGGGTTTTTTCTTATCTAACTGTTGCTAACTTAAAAAATCTAAGTATGTTGATATACATCCATCCTATATCAAACTCATACCATTTCTGACTAAATCTAGCATTGGCACCATCTGCGTGATGATTGTTGTGCAATTCTTCCCCGCCAATCCACAATGCCCAGGGCCATAAATTGCGACTAGTGTCTTTGGTATCTGTATTACGATATCCCCACCAATGAGCTAATCCGTTTACTACTCCGGCGGCCCAGAACGGTATCCATATCATTTGGATACCCCACACTAACAGTCCTACAGGTCCAAAAAGAACAAGG